CTACCTCCACATTTACGAACATTGTAGCTTTCTTATCTTTTAATTGTTCTGCCATTGCTCCTCCGTTATTATTTCTTCTTCTTTTTAGGTTTTGCCATTAAAGCAAATTGTTTAACCTTTTCTTCTATTGCCTGCGGTTGTTCCGGCAATTTCTCATTTTTAATCAAAAAGAACTTCGACCATTCCACAATTTCCGGAGCGGTAATATTTTTCAATAATTGCGTTACTGTCATTTTGAGTTCGTGAGCGAGAGTAAAAATAAAATATCTCCACTCACGTTTCCTCAGTTTTTTTCCAGTACCGCTTCAACGCCTTCTTCAAGGGCGTTTAGCCGGGACGCTACATTGTAAAGACGGTTAATCACAAGCCCCGATTTTTTTGATAGCGATTTGAGATCATCATCAGCAAAAACACGTTCCCCTTTTTCATCAACAATGCAACGGATCAATAGTTTCGCCCGGAAATTTTCTCGCCGCTGTATGAGTTCTCGACCCTTGATTTCAAACATCGAGGAATGATATGCATCAATTTCCTCACCTGTAAGTGTGCGAATGCGTACCTTTCCTTTCCATTCGGGAACCTCAACATCTTCAAAAGGCAAGTCCTGTACGGTTAAAATATTATCTTTTTTTAGATAGCCTTCCATATATATTACCTCCGTGTCGTATATTGTACCACTCCACTTATATCGAGAGTGATGCTTCCCTTGATGGGGTTATCGACTGATCCTTGTATTGAATATCCAGAAGGGTATGCCTGAAAAGCACAATAACTTCCTACCGTGGCAGCTCCTACGTCAGTGAACACAATGTCATAATATCGAGCCGTTCTGGCACGTAAATCCTTCTGAATTAACATCTGTCTTGCAGTTGCTTCGATGTCAAAGTTGAAATCAATAGTAACCTGTCCGCCGTCATAAGCCCCTACCGGCAATTTGTTTTTTGCCGTATCAGACAGATTCGTAATATCAGCCATCGGCATAGACATTCCTGGCCCGTTCCAACCCACTACATCTCCGATAGTCTCCATAGTATATCCGGTAAATCCGATATTCGTCGCATTCACGCCAGTCGCAAACATTTCGTGAACATCAATGACAGTCGCCGCTACCGCTTTTGCAGTATAAAGATATTCATAACCATCTTTCGTAGAATTAACTTTTATCCTCATGCCTGTGGTGAATCCGGTAACAGTAAAGTTCGCTGCTGCGAAAGTCGCATTGATTTTTGCTGTTCCCCCTGCGGTAGTCAAATTAAATCCTTGTGTCGCGGTTGTATTCACCGACACACTTGAAGCTCTCCGCAAAAGGACTCCTTGTGATTGCAGAGCCATATTATCACCCCCCTATATTAAGTAGTCCAGGTCGGGCCACCCGTTAAATCAAGGGTAATCGAACAAGCTATTTTCTGATCCACTGCTCCGGTAATCGAAATCCCCGATACAAATGCATCGCAAACGACTTTCTTAGTCGTTGATACGGTTGAGAACTGAATCGAAAGAACTCCACGAGTCCGATTAGTCAGACTCTCCCGCATTTTTCCGAGCGTATTGCTTGTTGATCCTATATTCGTAGCCATGAAATTCACATCGAACGAAACTTGACCAGAATCATAAAGTCCGAGTAATTTATTTTTCGCCGTATCAGAAAGATGTGTAATGTCGATCACTGGTGCAGATATATTCGGCCCGTTCCAACCAACGATTTCTTCGATAGGATTTGAAGAGCTATCCGCTCCTGTTACCGTAGTCCAATAAGCAATGACTCCGTGTGCTGATTGTGCCATGATTTACCTCCTTTAATAAAATATTATGACCATGATGCTAACTGCACTCTGATCCATTTATTTGTCGCAACGCTGATATAAATAGCGTATGTTACAGCAAAGTAATTTTATCAAATTTTCTTATTGCCATTTTTACCTCCTATGAATGCCACACAGAAAAGTCCATGCTCGCTCGGAATATCTCCACATCGTCATCATAATTATCATCTGGCCGTAAAGTGAGCAGGGCTTTAAATGTACCAGCATTTTCCATTGCTTCCTTTGAAGCGTAATATAAATTTTTCATCTGACCGTAACTTGTTGCCCAACAATCAATCTGCATAATATTGTTTTGCAGACAACTATATCCGTTGAAAGAGTATATCCGACTCCCTGCGACTCTCTGATAGGTAATGGCTGGGAAGGCGGCAGCCTGCGGCAAAAGAGCCGGATATACGCGGTTTGAAGTCAAACCGAATACGCTTGTATCGGCTATCAACACATTATAAATAAGTATCTCCGATTGCGCCATTATGCCCCTTGCTTCTCAAGATATTTATTTAACCGTATTCTAAAAAGTTCAATCACTGGCACAACATTTCTTTCAAAAGCAGGTCGCAAAAAGGGTCTGCCGGGGATATGCTTCCATCCGTGTTGTCTGCTTTTTATTGTACGACGATGCTGAGAAATACTAACTCCTTTTGACTTTCTTCCCGTTGCAATCCAACCACGCTCAATCAGAAATCCGTACCATGCAGACCTCGCAAATCCTATCAATGCAGTCACTTTGCCAAATTTTACACCTTCAGTGTAGCGGTTAATATCCTTCGGATTCATGCTAATGATAACACCCTTTTTCTTTAGATACCCCATTGCCACAGTGCCTTTTACGATCCCTGCTTTTTTTAATTTCAACCAGTGAGGTTTTACCGCTACTGGTGCAGCCGCTCTTGCCTCATCTCTGACAATCTTACACGCATCAAAAACAGCCTGCTTGATTACTTTCTTTTCAAGATCAGTCGGCAATGCCTTTAAACGCTGCTCTAATTCTTTCATTCCATGAGTCTGAATCAACTGTATCATCACCACACCGTGAACTGCATCGAAATGCCGTAAAGTTCTTTATCGTCATCATATATATCCGTATCACTCTGGAGCATAGCTTTAAAAATGTTCATCTCTAACGTCAATTTTTCATCCGATTCATTCAATATATATGATAATGTGCTCATATTGGAATCTTCAGTTTCCAAATATTGAAATGTTGAATTTTCCATTGCATCAATTACTACGTTCGCTAAAGATTTTGTTTGTGAATATGCAGTAGTCCAACCTTCAACGAGGAAATGCGGATTTTCTATTTTATAACCATCAAGAGCATATATGAGTCGCCCACCGATTGTTTTATACACAAGAGCCGGATAAGTCGCATTCTGCGGCAAGATGCTCGGATAAATCGCATTACTTGTAAGTGCATAGATAGAAGTGCTTAATCTTAAACAATCATATACTTTCGCTTCTATTGTCATTTCACAAGCTCCGCATAAATCCTGTATTCTCGATTGCGATTTCCTACATTATCCATACGGATAATATTCCAATAAGTTGAATTGTGATTTATTCGCATGGTATTATCAAGCACGACAGTCGTGTAACGCAAAGTGAACACAGCTGTTTGTGCAGATAACCTTTTGGGCATTTCCTCGCCCCCGAATGATTCTTCTCCCCCGATATATTCAATATCGCACCATGCCGATGAAAGTGTTGCAGTCCATGTTTTCACCGACTCCCCATAAGAAGATTGTGCTACGGTAAAGCTCTGAATATCTATTTTGTGTCGCAGTCGCCCACTTCTCATAGATAATCGCTCGGATACACAATATACTGATCTAAAAGCCCATCAATAAAATCACGCCTCAAGGTTTGCAAAGCCTCTCCAGCCACTATCGGTTCTCGAAATTCATACATCTGACCGACTCGCATCTTGATCCATTGCTTGATCGGTTCTGGAACGGATGCCGCAGCACATCCGCTCATATAACTGATTTGAACAGCTCGCGGATGGTCGAGCGTATCCGGCCATTCATCATAATCGCCGGAGGAATCCCTAATAAGCCTTATACGTCCCGGCTCAACTTCTGTATCCACGGCATATGAAGCAGCAGCAAATGTATTTGTAGTCCCTGAAGATGCGATATACTTAATGACAACATCGGTTGCACTCGACGATACAGGGGCTTTCATTAATTCAATATCGGCATCATCGGCGGGAAATTCATCTAAGATCAGCCCCCATTTCTTCGGAGTTACAGACCGCCCTACCATAATTGACTCTGCCTGCAATTCAGCAGCCTGCGAATACAATGCTAAAAGGGTATCATCGGCTGTTGTTGCTATTCTCAGATGGGCTTTTAGTTCATCGACGCTTACTGCGTATGTCGTTGCTCCAGTTAACAGAATATGTGATTTTCTCATCTCTCACCCTTATGGTTTCTTCTTATAGCTTATTGAGATTCTTGGAGCTGGTTGCACAGTCGTATCGGCAGCCACTTTCGCATATACGCATTTATTTGCAGCAATCTGTGGCGAAATAACCGGAATGTAAAATGCACCACCTATAGTTGCATTTGTTGAAATCCTTGCCCTACCAGCAGCCATAACGCTCGAAGCAGCCGTGCCTTCATAAATCATAAACTGACAAACCGCAGCAACAGAAGTCATGCCCTCAATATTAATGCCAGTAATCTGAAAAGCAGATGCAATTCCGTTCGTCGCTACCAATGCACCAGCGGCACCGAGTTTCCAAGCCGTTGCCGCTGGTGTTACAACTACACCAGCAGCCAATGTTGGTGAAACCAATGTTATCGCATAAAGCGCATCAACAATCTTTGTTGTTTCAGCCTTGATAGAAGATATGCCACTGTCAAAAGCAGAACCATTTATATGTAACATTTCTTCACCTCCTTACTGTGCAACCACAGCGCTTATGCCAAATTGCAGAGCGGTTGACACTCCGGCGAAAGTAACTATGACTGCATCTTTGCCAAAAAGAGTGATCGGTCTATCTGGAACCCACAACAAATCTTGCAAAACGCCGGTAGCGGTTGAAAGAGAGGTTTGAAGTAAAAGGGAATTATAAGCCGAACTTTCATGGTGATGAATTTGTAATGAAATCGTTGAGGGATCAGTAAAGGTTGCTTGACAATGAACATTGATCTGATGAAATTCCCATGAGAAATTAGTATCATTGCCAAGGGAAATACTATATGGATCATTCCCCCGCCATGTAGTCTTGATGTTAAACTTTTTCATTTTCTTCTTCTCCGATGATTGATAATACGATTTTCCGGCAATTCTGCCATCGTAGTTTCAATGATTTTCACAAAACCAAGCCCGGCAAAATATTGCGCTTCTTCGTTTGATAATTCGCAAGTCGTACCGGGTTGATGCCATTCATTTTTATTATCCTGAAAATAAACATTACAGGTAACTGTTACCACGGGTCTCTCCAATCTTTCTTAGTCATAAGATTCGACCACACACGTTCACATTCCCTAACTGCTTCCAACGCTCCGGTATATTGATGAATAGCCTTCTCCGCCGCTGTATGCTGCTCAATAGATTTGTTTAACCGCGCCTGCATGGATTTCTTCATGTTCTGAATTTTGCGTTCCCACGCCGTCTGC